GCTGATGGAATGGCGTTAAAAAAGTTTATCGCCGACGTGAAAGTGCTGTTGATGGGGATGCTCCCGACTCCAACGGTCACGGCGGCGTAGAGTGGGAGAGTTGGTGCGATCGGATTTATTGGGGGTTGCGCAAAGATGCGAGCTTGCTTGTTGCCGAGGGCAACAGTCGGGCTGAAGTTGAGACATGGCCGTTATCTCGGATTTGGATAGAGGCCGAGATAGCGCGACAACGCATTCGACAACAGTCGGCTTTCGATGTATTGCTCATCCACGTTGCTATCGTTGATGCCGTAGCTGGGGGCGGACATTTACGCAACACGATAGAGGAATTGCTAGATGAGTGATCGCGGCGGCATAACTCAAGACGTATTGCTGCGCATCCGGGCGCAAAACCAAGCTACCGCTGATTTCCGGGCGATTACCTCTGCTGTCAACGACCTCACTAGCGCGCTTGATGCGCAAACCCAAGCGGCTGCGCGGGGAGAGGTCAAGGAGCGCGAGCTTGCTGCGACCGCAGCCAAGCTCAATAAGGCGATAACCGATCTCAAGAGCCTCGCGGCGCTTACCGAGACGTTTAGCAAATTTGATAAGGTACTTGCGGGCGCACAGCAGACTGTCGATAAGACGCGTGAGCGGCTGGCAGGGTTGCAAGCAGCGGGTGCAAAGGCCGGAGAAACACAGGACGCCTTTGCGGCGCGCATTAAAAAAACGACCGACCAGCTTGCTACGCAGGAAGCCTATCTCGCTAAGAAACAGGCAGAGTATCAGGCGCTCGGTGAGGCGTTACGGAAGGTCGGTGTTGATACTAACAATCTTAACGCCGCCATCGCGAAGCTGGGCACGGTGTTCGATCAGGCGCAGGCCGGCGTCACCCAACTATCGAACGCGACACTAAACTATTCGGCAAATCTGAAAGCTCACAACGCTGAAACCGAGAAGGCGGTTGCGGCGAAGAAGGCTCTGACCGATCAGGAGAATGTAAACGCCGCTGCGGTCCAGCGGGCTAACGAGGCGTACAAGCAGCGCCAAGCCGCGATGCTCGGGGCGGGCGAGAAAGATCGTGCTGCGGAACAGGCAGCGGGGCGGGAGAGAGTCGCGGCTGCCGAGAGAACCGCAAAACTTCAGGCCGACAATATTGCCCAAGCCGAGAAGGTGGCTGAGCGGGCGCGGGCAAAGCGTATACAGGACATCAAGGCCGAAAATGACGCCAGCCTTCGGTCTTTCAACGAGCGACGCGATCAAGCGGTTGCGGCCGAGAAAGCGGTTGAGCACGAACGTGCGGCTGCGGCCGATCGGGCAAGACAGCGCGACCGGGAGGCGCGTGACACCTTCGACAAGTGGCGTAAGGATCGGATCGAAGGGTCAAAGGCGGTCCGCAAAGCGGCTGAGGAGGAAGAACCGAGGGTACGGGCCGGAACGCCAGAGGGAACACGCCGTACCGACGCGCTGGGTCGAGTTGGGCGCGGCGAAGGCGCGGCCAGGGGCCTGTTCAACCTGCGTCCTTACGAACTTACGAACTTAGGTTATCAAATTAACGACATAGTAGCTGGTTTTATTGCTGGTCAAAATTCAGCGCAAATATTCGCGCAGCAGGGGCCACAGGTAGTTCAAATATTCGGGAGGGCTGTACTACGGTGGCTGCCACTAGTCGGTGCGGCTGCTGCCGCTGCCGCAGTATCGTTCGGTGCTTTATCTCGCGCGTTCCGTGAAGTTAGTTCGAACCGCGAGTTCGAAGGGCTTATTCGCGGTACTGCGGATGCTATAGGCTACAACTCCGAACAGTTGACAAAGTACACGAAGCAAATTCGTGACATGGGTGTTGCTTGGGCTGACGCGCAGAAGTTTGTCGGGCGGGCAGTCGGAGGAGGTATTGGGGAAGGCCGCATAACACAGATTGGCCAACTTGCTCAAGACGTTGCCGATGTAAGAAAGGTCGATTTCGGCGAAGCCTCACAGAAGATTATCGAAGGGCTTGACGGCACCCGCGCCGGCTTAATGCGGGTGGTTGACGCTTACCACCTTCTGTCGGACCCGGAACGCAAACGCGTCAATGATCTGTTCGATCAGGGTAAAGCCGAAGAAGCGATGATCTATGCCCTGGATCGCGCGTCGGCCCGGATGCGCGACGCGGCAAAGACAGCCATTGATCCAACCACGAAGTCGGTCCGCGCACTCTCGCAAGCATGGGACGACATGCTTGTGGCCGTGAGTAAGACTGGTGCGTTTCAAACTGTTCATACCGCACTTGTAATGTTTATCGATGATCTTGGCGGACTTGCCAAGGAAATCGACCGGATAACGAAATCCGAAAAACCGTGGTCCGAGTTCTGGAGCAGCTTCTTCAGTCCGGTTACAAAGCAAATTCAGAGCCGTCTTAACCTACCTCTGTTTCCGCCCACCGGTAGCACGACAACCCCATCCACTACAACCTCAGCCACGGCTGCCGATGCAAGTGCCGCGAGTCGGTTTAGTGCGGCTGGACTGAAAATCGATACGGAAAGTCTCAAGACACTTGCTAATTTGATTGCCGAGGCGGCGCAAACTTTACCCCCCGGTTATCGCGTCGAGGCGATTTCAACAGAACGAGAACCCGGTGCGCCAGTAGCGGGTACTAATACACCGTCAGAGCATGGATACGGTCGGGCGATCGATATTAAAATCGTTGGTCCCGAGGGCGACGTTCCTGGTTACATGAAAAAGGGCGGGCCGCTCTACCAGCAACTTGATGCGGCGATACTGGAGCTTGCCAACAAATACGGCATTGGGCCGATCGCGATCGGATCGACGTTTAGCAACAGGGTCGATGCCGGCCATTACAGTCTTGGCGGTTCAGAAGCCGCAACAAATGCTAATCGCCGAGGAGACACTACCACCGGCACCGGGCCAGTCAGGACCGGCGCGCCGCCTGAGCAGAAGACGGCGGCGGACGAGCGGATCAGGGCTGGTCGAGAGCAACGCGCTATCGAGGAAGCGATCACGCTTGAGCAGAAGCGTCAAGCCGAGCTTACCAAGATAACGAACGAGGAACGCGAGAAAGGCGGAACGAAAGAGCAGCAGGACGAGAATATCCGGCTGCGTATGCGCGAAGTTGATACTCGGCTATTAACCGAGCGCCTACAGAAAGAGGATGAGGATCGCAAGCAGGCGATCGATAATGCACGCCACCTAAACGAGATCAGGGCGGCAGGCCAGCGAGCCGTGAACGCAGCGCGGGCGCAGCCGGGGGGCGGTCTGCTGGGGTACGACCAGCTTGAGACAATTCGTAAGCGTGGCGAAAGCAATGAGGCCGATCGGCTTAAACGGCTCGATGATGAGCAGGAGCGACTGAACGGGCTTCGGCGGCAACTGGATCAATTGAACAAAGGTCTTGATTCGAAGAACGCCAGTGAGCTTGAGGCTGCTTTACGTGCTGTCGATGCGCAGTACGAGGCCATTTACGACAGCCAGAAAAAACTGTCGGAACAGGCGACGGACGCGACCAAGGCTCAGATTGCGGCGATGAAGCCGCTGATCGACGCCTCAAAGGCCCGTGCCCAGGATGAGGCGCGTATCGAGTCCGCCCGTAAGCAAGCTCAGACATCGCTACAGACACGCGCAACGCTCGAACAGACTTACAACAAGCTCGCTGAAGACGGCGCTATCAGCATTACCGAAGCGCAACAGAAGATTAAGGAGGGGTACGAGGCGACCGCTGATTCAATTCTCAAGGCGGCGGAAGCTCTTGAGAAGATGGTCGCGACCGACAAGACGCTCTCCCCCGAACGCGTGGCTGAGTACACAGCCGAAGCTAAGAAGCTGCGAGCGGAAGTGGCGTATGTCGATCCTGATATTAAAGCTCTTAGAAAGACCATATCCGACTCGATCGTTGATAACGCGGGTAAAGCCTTTGACACCGTGGCTGAGGCGCTTGGCGGGGTTATCGCCAAGACCAAGACCTGGAAGGATGTCTGGGTCTCGATGCGGACAGCGGCGGCGGATTTCTTCGCCGGCATCCTAAAGGACATCGCGAGCTACATCATCAAGGCCCAGCTTGCCAAGGCCGTGTCGTCCTTTATGCCGGGTCTTGGCAGTATCTTTGGCACGACCGCTGCGTCTAGCGGTACGGCGGCGGTAGCGAGCACAGCCACTACGGCGGGCACGTCCACGGCGGCGCTTGCCGTTCTGCATAGCGGTGGCATCGTCGGTAACGACAACGTGCCGACACGGCGCGTCCCGACCGCATGGTTTGCCAACGCCCCGCGTTACCACTCAGGCACCGTGGTCGGGCTGGGGGCCAATGAGCGGGCCGCTATTCTGCAACGCGGCGAGGAGGTCGTTACGGCCGACAACCCGCGCCACGCTCGCAACTGGACGAGAACAAGTCAGTCGGCCCCCGTGGCGATCCGCAACGTCCTTGTCCTTGATGAGGGGATGATCCCGCAGGCGATGGCAGGATCGCATGGCGAGCGAACCACGATGGCGCACGTCACGAAGAACATCGCGACCATCCGGCAGATGGTGCGCTGATGGACGATTACGCTGTTTGGTCGATACCTCCGGATTGGACTAACGGCGTTACCGAGACGCTGGAGTATCTGACTGCTATAAATATATCGGTAGACGGACACGAACAGCGGCGTGGTCTACGTCATAGGCCACGCCAGATGATCGAATACAACTATATATTAAACGGGCCGCACCGGACGTACTTTGACTTACTGACATTGCGGGCTGCCGGCTCACCGCTTTATGTACCGCTGTGGTACGAACCAGTACCGCTCAAGTCTGATTCCACGATTGGCGATACGGTGATCTGGTGCGATACGATATACACCGAACTGTTTGCGGCTAAATATTGTTTTATTCGCGGGCCGCAGCCGTGGGACTATGAGGTCAAGGAGATATTTGGTATTTCCTTTTACGGGGTATCGTTTGAAACCGGATTAGAGAAAGAATGGAAAAAAGGAACATTTGTTTATCCGATGCGGTTATGTCGAGTTGAGTCGCAGGCACGATCAACCCATCGCACTCACCTTGTAATGCAGGCGACGGTACGGTTCGAGTCAATCGATCTGGCGACGCCGCCGATCCTTCCCGACCTCGTGCCGCTCTATCTTGAACATTACGTGCTTGAAACCAACCCGAACGAGGCGGAAGACCTTCAATACGATTACGGCCGTATCAATGTGGTGCTTGATAATCAAATGGGGATACCGGCGTTATACGACGTGGCTGGTTACACCCAACAGCAATTCCACTGGTGGGCGAAGGGCAGGGAGAATCAGCACACACTTCGTAACTTGTTTCATGTGCTAGCCGGTCGGCGAGTGCCGATATGGGTTCCAACATTTTATCGCGACCTCGAACCTATATATTGGGAAAACGACGTTTTACATATCGTTTATTGTGGGTTCACCGATCTTGGGGGATCGTTTACGGCTCGTATGAATATTGTTATTGAACTTCGCAACGGTACGAGGATATATCGACAAATTATACAATCTGCGGTCGAGGGCGCTAATGAAGGTGAGGCGCTGCGGCTCGATGCGGCATTAGATAATAGTTTTACAGTTGATGATATTCGCCGGATTAGTTTTCTCGCGTTCTCACGGCTTGATCAGGATACGGTTGAATTTACCCATCACACCGATACAGGCGGCTTGACAACGGCGACTACTACGTTCCGAATGATATCCGATATTTTTACGGCTGTGCGTCATAAAGGCGGGCCGTTTTATAACTTAGATCCTGATCTAACTACTGCCTTTTCGGAGTATACGTTGACGACGCTGCCCGACACGGCAAATACATTGTTGGTAGCTGGGTGGGTAGGCTATGCTAACACCGTTGTTGGTCACAACTGGACTGTGTGGTTTCTTCAGAACACACCCGGCACTCTTATGGCGTTCTCGGTGGGTGATGGGACGACTATTCCATTGGGTCATTTCGGGTTGCTAATTACGCTGTTTGACTCCGAGAGTACACATATACTCGATGGATACGTTGATATCCCGGTTGACCTGACCTCTGGTTGGCACAGTTACGCCGTGTCAGTTGACACAACCACGCAAACCATACAGATAGTGGTTGATAGAAAACTTTATCCCGTTGGGCCATATCTTCTATGGGACTCTTCTGCACCTATCGGTGCATTTAATACACCGAACGAACAGTTTGAATACGGTGGAACGCAATCCGGTTTGGATACTGAAGATACGCCGCCTGCGTTAGATTATCAGGGACCGCATAACATAACGCTCAAGCCATTTTCGCCTGACGTATTTATCGGCGCTTTTCGTTTTGGCATGGGCGAGCCGTTTTTTGATCTCACGGTGGACGCCAATTTAGACCGGCTGTTTTTACCGGGCAATCATAGTGCTAAATGGGGAGAGCATGGAGAGCTTGTAACAGGGATCGTACCGCAAGTCTATCTGACAGGCGATGCTAGCGAATATCAGCAGAATCAAGGAGAGGAAGGCACGCCGGCCTGGGAGTATTACGGATTTAAGAATTACCCTGTCGAGGCATTACCATGACTTTCCCGGCGCTGGAAGAATCAGTCTATAGAGGGCGACCGCTACATCTTTATCAGTTCTCGCGGGAGACCGGCGGCATTACGATGTATTGGCTTTATAATACGTCAGATCGTGACGTGTTCTATTTGTCTGATAAATACGTGGCGACCGCAATCTCGAATGATGGGGTGCGGCTGAACGGCGAAGCAGCATCAAGCGAAATGAAGGTCACGTTGCCGATCACGACGGCGTTCTGCCTGGACTATCGGCTAGGCGGCACGGTACCGGCCGACACGGTGTACCTACGGGTCTATGCCGGTCATGAGGCCGATATCAGTGATAACGTGCTGGCCGATGCTCGTCTATACTGGATCGGCACCGTGGATGGACTGACCCAGAAGTCGGACGTTGAGGCTGAACTGACCTGTTCGATGCTGCCGGCAACCTTTCAGCGCACCGGGTTACGCTACGGTTATTTACCGCAATGTCCGCACATGCTGTATGAGCCGTTGACGTGTAAGGTCGATCGTGAGCTATACCGGATCGGTGGCACTTGTGTCGCTGTCTCCGGTAACTCTGTTACTGTCGATGAGTTCAGCGTGTATGAGGACGGTTTTTTTGATGGCGGTTTTATCGAATACGTCATCGCTAACGGCGCGACCGAGCGCAGGCTAATACGTTATCATGCGGGATCGATCATAACCACGATGGGTGTCCCTCCCGGTTTGGAGGAGGGTATGCGGCTTGACGGCTTCGCCGGGTGCGCCCGCACGATCCGGGCGTGTCGGGAGAAGTTCGGCAATTTTGACAATTACGGCGGCTTCACCAACATGCCGGGTCGCTCGCCCTTTGACGGAAAGCCGGTGTTCTGATGAATTTGATCTGGGCGATTGGCCTACTTATCGTATCGTACGCTATCACTGCGCTTACGAGTAAGAGCACAAAGCCGAAGGACGCGCGGCCATCCACGATTAGTGAATTCTCGTTCCCGCAATTCGATCTTGGCACGCCCCAGGCGGTTGTCTTTGGGGAGGTCTGGACGAGCGATTGGATGGTGTTGTACTATGGCAATTTGAAGACCGAGGCGATCCGCAGCAAGAGCGGCGGGAAAAAATGAGCGATACGATACGGATGAAACATTTGCGGGAGGCCGGGTTTTGTAACCGTGAGCCGCGTCAATGGTTCAAGCAACACGGATTTAGCTGGCAGGACTTCCTTGATCACGGCATCCCGGTAGCGGTCGTGCGGGCAACTGGTGATCCGCTCGCTATACAGGTGGCTGAGATAGCGGAAGCAGATGTCGGGCGGTAAGGGCGGCAAAAGTCAGGTTGTTGGATATCGCTATAATATGGCGATACACATGGGGCTGTGCCGGGGTCCGATTGACGAATTGCTCGAAATCCGAGTCGGCGACCTAGTTGCTTGGCTTGGCAGTCTGACGACAAGCGATTTCGCCGACATTGATGAACCGAAACTGTTTGGCGGTGATGAAAAGGAAGGGGGTATCAAAGGGACGTTCAAGTTATTTCTCGGTGAAGCCGATCAGACAATCGATTCTATTATTACAGATAATATCGAGGGTGGCGACCCGGTGCCGGGCTGGCGTGGAGTTACCACGCTTTTCTAT